CTCCTCTACTTCCTCGGGCTCATAAACCCAGGTCGACTTACTTTTCTTTTTTAAATAATTATAAAAAGGGGCAGACCGAAGCCTCGTACGATCCCTTAAATCATTTACTTTTGTCAAGCCACAAAGGGCTTTTGAAAAAGGGGAATTGAAAATCTTTAACTTGGACCTACGGTTTAGCCGATATCGATTCCAGTCGGCTTCAAAACCACCAATGGCAAGTTGATCCCAGTAGTCCCTCTCAGCTTGCTTTGTGTTTAAAACAAGTGGCGGTTTAGTCCACGTGTCATCCACAAGCTGAGAAAAGAATTCTTCTTCCCTAGCTTCATCTTCCCGGGTTTTAAACCGTACCTCTCTTCTTTTCCAACCGCGGGGTATTTCAACCCACCGAAACCGTGAAGAAGGTGGTTCTGGGAGCTTTGCTTCGGCCGTTTCGCCTATCCGTTTATGTTCCACAACGGCCGAATTAAAATAAAAAAGCTCCCTCGACCACAGCCCAGACATTTTGATTTGGGAATCGGTGGCATTTATACCAAGACCGCGCTTAACGCTCCTTCCTGCTCTCTGGATAATCTTTTTCTTTTTCTCTAAAAACCACGCGCCGAACACATCACGGGCCACACTCCCCTTTGGGATTCCTTTCAAAAAAGACTTATACGAGCCAGCCAAAGAATTGGCATCGGATGCTTTCACAAGGGTAGTGCAACGTATGATCGGCACAAGGCCCGGCTTTCGAAACCAGCGGGCCTTAAAAAAAGTAGAATTTAGAGAGAAGTGACTAAACGAAACCATGGTTTTACCCACTGAAAGTTTCAAGCCAACTGAAGACACAAAGGCCGCCCACTTCTCATACTCTGCACGCGAAGAGCGAAAGACAATGTCGTCTCCATTCACCTTAACAACCGTTGAGGCTGGGTAAATGTAACGAAACGCAATGTAATTCTGTAAGCAGAGTAACGGAAAGCACAGTAGGGAGCCCATCAGCTGGCGAGTCACCTTATAAACCTCACCATCTACGTCAACCTCACAGCGTAGCAAACGAAAGGCAGCTTTTTTAATAACACGAGGAATGCAGACAGAACGTCTGAAAGCTACCCTCAAAATAAGCTCTGCTACGCTGAGAGGGAGATGGTCAGAGGCGGCTTCATAATCGCCACTTACAAAGACTTCTCCATTTTTTCTATTAAAACCCTCAAACTCAGTCGGCTTCGCCTCACCACGGAGAAGCCACGACTTAGTAGTGAGTTGGTCGTATAAAGTTTTATGAAGGGGGCCTAGGACTTGAGCTGAGGAAGACATAACAGTTACAGCACGGTCTTTACCGTCGCAAGGTGCAACCATAAACTTGAGAACATTGTCAATCTCAAAGTCTTCCACACAACCCGAAGCTATAGAACCGAACTCGAACCTGTCCGGCATAAGCTTCCTATAACCCCCTTTGCTACGACCGTTCTCTTTGACTGAGTTAACGGTTGGGCAGTTCCCCTCGACATTCTTCATATATTTTCCTATGTCCCACCCTTTTTCAAAAACTTCCATCGCTATCTCCCGAACATGCGCAAGATAGCCGGCAGGCAAAGTTTCTTCTTTGGAGGTGACGCGGGACACGAAGTCTGCGGGGTCAACCTTTGGAGCTGGAAGGACCTTTCTCCACATAAAGAGAGATCCAGCTATTGTCAGTCGGCTATCTGGCCTAAGCCCGGAGATAGCCTGGGCCCATGGATGGCCCGAGGTTTCGAGGAGTCCTGTCGAAAACTCCTTCAAATCCTTTAAACCCATTTCTTCAAGTTTTTCAGGTACTGGGATAGACACGTTATACACGCGTCCCAGCCGGGAAGAAAGACCTCTGAGAAGAGATCTGGGTTTCGACAGTGGATCATCACTGATGCTTTCATGCTCAGTGACCATTGTCAAACCTCGTAGTGCGAAACAAAACTACGAGAGTTGGCCGTCTG